TCCCACGGTGAGCGACATCCCAGCGACGCCGCCTCGTTGATGAGCGTTGCCGCCTCGTCGCATGTGATGTTTGGCATATCGTTCTATTGGAAATTGGTTATCGCGCCATCGGACCAGCGCCACGCTGCATCACCTCGGCGATAAATCCACCGCCGCCGGGAGCCGCACCCTCCTCTACCTCCATCTCCTCCTCCTCACCGCGCTCGGCCAGCTTCTTGCCCTTGGATTTCTTCTCGTATCCGGGAATGGCCACGCCATCAATCTCAATGACCTCCGCCTTACCGCCCTTACCAAGAACGATAGTCGCCATAGTCTGGAACGCTTCGCCCTCCGCAAGGTTCTCGGGGATTTCTACGCCTTTTGGAATCGTAAATGACGGCATACGGGGAGCATTACGCGACCCATTGGGATGTCAATGTCTAAGCGATAACGGGCAATAAAAAACCCGCCACTAACTTTTCGGGCCAGTGACGGGGTGCCTCGTTGTGAGGCGCTTTACAAGACATTCAACCTATTGATTCAACCGAGGCAACGATGTCCCAAAAAGAAAAACCCGCAAGCATTTTCACGCCTGCGGATCTTTCGTATGAGCTTCTGATCGATTACGAGCAGATGATCTGAGTCAGCGCGCCAGTGCAGCGGCGGAAGATGATAGTCATTCCTTGGTTTGTGAATACTGGCTCACTTGCGTGAACGAACTCAGCGTAATGCTGACCCTTCTTCTCCAGCGGATCGGCACAATCCACATCGAGCTTGTAGGCACCAGTCACCCACTGCCACTCGCCCATGTAGTTAGTCGGCATCCAGCTCAGATCGCCAACCCGATTCACGGGCCGCACGATGTGCGACTTGAACACATACGGAGTCACGATGAACGCAGCCTCGTACGGAGCAGTCGTCCAGCTCGAATTGACGCTGAACACAGTACCCTTCGTTCCGCTCGCGCTAGTGAACGGCTGAACAAGCGTGTACTTGCCACCGGCATAGGTGAAGCGGGGCGGGAACAGATTCGGCACATGGCGATAGTTCTTAATCACCCGGTTCGCGCCGATCCGCTTGAGCAACTCCGCACCAGCGCCACTGCCCTGATCAGCGAAGCGCAAGTCATCGCGGAACGCCGGGTTGTTCTGAGCGATACGCTGCGAAGCCTCCAAGCCGATGTATAGCGGAAATACCGGACCATCGCTGCTGTACGATATGAAACCGGAGCTATCAGGATTCGTCGCACCGTTACGGATCAGCGTAGCAGCCGCGACATCGAGCATCTCCTGAGTCAACTCAGAGGTGGACTGATTGAGCGCCTGACCAGCCGATCCGGTCTGAATCCACGGGAACTCATTCACGCCAGAGGGAATCGTCTCGACCTGAGTAAAGGACGAGTCGGCCACAGCCTTGATCGCGAACTTTGCGAACGTATTCTGATAGCGAGTCTCCCATGAACGCTGAGCGCGGATCGAGAGCTTCTCCAAGTACACACGCAAGAACGCCTCGACGCGATGGTCGAAGGTCAAATCGTCCTTACACAGGAGCGGACCTTTGAGGGCGAAACGCTCAGGACTCCAAGTGACGGCATTATAGCCGACCGGAACCTCGCTGTAAGTGACATCGCAAGCGCCACCGTTCTCGCCACTGGCGAGCGTGATGGCCGACCACTCCTCAGCCGCAGTCGGCTCGATGGAAGTGGTGGTAAACGAGGTCTGGGTCAAGCCAGTACCTTGAGGATACTCTCCGCGCTCAATCATGTTGAGCCACATCGAGCGATACGAGGCGCGTTTATAGACGTCCTGCGCGAGCGACTCAGTCGCTACGGCGAAGGCGTTGAAGACATTAGGACAAGCCATATTGAGAAAAATTAAACCGACGTTATCTGCATTTGGTAGGCCATTCTATCCATCCATCAAACGATGGCGGATCGGACCTACGCGCTGACCGATGCGGAGCGTCATTGCCGCTTAGACAGTTTTGCGATGGCTGACCAAGCCTCCGCCTTGCTTAGGGTCGATAAGCCGGATGGATACATTTTATGTATCACGAGTCAATTAGAATAAGTGCGCTGATTGGCAATCCGAAGGATTGTCGATTAGCTCGCTCTGATCCGCCATGTACGTTTTGAATTCCTTGATGAGCGTTCCGATTCTATGCGGCTGGATGATATGCTCTTTCGCGATGAATCCCCTGAACGTATACGGACCGGGAAATTGACCCGTCATCAGCGCATAGAAATCCACGCCATCGGTCTTAGAACCCTTGCGCGCATCGACCAGTAGCTTGCCATTCTCGTATTTGGTCGTCTTCACATCGATGCGAATGCCCGGTGGAATGGGAGGGATAATCGCGTCGTAGAGCGGGTGCGGAGGCTCTCGATCCGTGTCGATGTCAGGATAGACATTGAATAGCTTACAGAAGGCTATCTCGCCGCATACGCCCTCCAGATCCACGGTTGCAGGGTCATCCGTGCTTATCTTCAAGTTCGTAGTGTTGAAATGACGGTTATTGCCGTTGCGATTCTTGGCTACGAAGTGGGCCAACTTCCTCTCAGCTTGATTGAGAGAAATAACTTGACCAATTTTAATTTTACTTAACATGGTCAAAAAGACGGAAAATTTTTGAGGGGGGTATCGTAAACGAAGCCACCCCGCAAAGGGGGTGCCAGGTCCTACGTCAATAATCGTGCCATTCTGTGGAAAACAATCCTTTTGTCCCATTAGATTTACTTATCCTGACCATTAGCTCCCATGCGTTGTACAATGTGTGTTATATTCACTTCAAACGGGATTCGACACGACTACCTCAGCAAATCGGTCCGGCATTGAACCGAGGAGCGTTATTGAGACATTGGAAGCCTCGCCAGCCTCTGACCAACCGAAAACGAGTGCTGACCGTTTTGCGACTGATCCAATTATCTGCTCTCTGGTTGCCTCGTCTTTAATTCCATCGAGACAATAACCGTTCACTCTCTCTAGTGTCGAAGACGCGTCTTCGGCAAGCTTTCCACGGACCAGAGCAGAGAGAGCTTCAAGACTCTTTTCTGTCCTTACAGAAATCTCTGAAGAGATAATTGCTTCAGTCTCCTTCCTCAATTTCGTCACTCCTTCTCTGCTCGCCTTGCTCTTCAGAGTATCGACGTTTAGCTTCAATTGCTCTCCAATCGCTTTCCATCCTCTTCCCGACACATAGAGAGCTTTCGCCCGTTCCCATTCCTTAGCCGTCATTCCTAGAGGTTGGCGGTTCGAAGCTCCGATTGCAACCGCTCGCAACCAAGTTTCCCTTGCTCTCGTTTTTTTCAATTCTGCAACCTGGTTGCATGGGGTAGGACACACTCTGTCCTATGTGAAACCCAATAAAATCAGCCCTTTGCTCATTTTGCCATCGACGAAAGAAATTTGGAGTTTTTTCTTTGAACCGCCGTTTTCCCATGCTAATCTGTCTCCGTCATGAAGAAACAAGCTTACAAAATCATTCGATCCGCAACCTCAGGCGAGCGTTTCATTCGCCTTCAAAACGGCTTCACGCTTCCCGCAGCAACCGCCGGAATGTGTGCTGGCCCTGACAAGTGGCTGTCAGAGATTCAATGTCCTTGCGTTGACTGTGGAAGCCTTCAAACGCTGCGTGACTTAGGCGAGACAGGCGAACGCTGCGAAATATGCGCCAGTGTCGGTATTGAAGCCTGACTGGTCCTCGTCCCCAGCCTGTCAGCAATGACGGGTTGTGGACGGTGAACGGTTCACCAATTCAACCAATGAAACCCACGTTTAAAAAACTCGCCTCCTTCCTAGTCTCTGCCTTCCTTTACGTCGTCGCCAGCTATGCTTTCTTCCTGATTTTCTTCCGCTCCCAATTCTGAATCCCCTACTAAATAAAACTATGGCAACCCTAAGCAAGCAAGGCACTGAACTCGAAAGAGTTAACGCACTGCAAAGTTCACTCAGCCTCCGCAGTAACGGAACAGTTCTCCGCAACCGAGGCGAAGGATGGAAGATAGTTCACCTGAAGGCAGGTATTCCAACGGAGGTTTACTGGGCGAAAGTCAAAGCCCGTGAGGCTGGCTTATCGTCTGATTTTCTAGCCTATCGGCGCGCCGTTCAGGCGGAGTTTAGCCTAAGCAACCGAAGCAGGTATTTCGCTCTCGTTTCGCTTCTGGGCGACGACACGGACGGGATTTGCTCAGCTCTTCAGGATGAGGGAATCGACTGCGACTTGGACACTTTGGGCGAACTTGAAACGCTCCGCAAAGCCTGTCCTTCAACGAAGCAGACGATCCTTGGCTGAGCTTTGAATCCTGAACCACTGGTTTTCTGAAATGGAAACCAGAATTCAGTATTCAAACTAAATCAAATCCAAATCCCATGAAAGAGACACTCGCCCAACTCTGCCTCCGCATAGATAGAACTCCGCGCATTCGAAACGAAGGAAAACCTCACGAATGCATTGCCATTCTCCCGTTTCCCGATTCGGAACGTTGGGCCGCTTTCCATCTGTCCGATTATTACGTTTCCGCCTCCGTTTCCGGCCCTTGCTTAGAGTTCCGGCCCATTCCCTCCGCAAAGTAAATCCCATCTCATCCCATCCCATCCCATGAATACAATCACCGTTTCCGCTCCCCGTTTCCGCTCCCCGTCCATTACGTCTATCGAATCCGTTTTCCCCGGCAAGGGAAAGGAAGCAAAGGCTATCTTCCGAATGCGCCGCTCCGAACTGGAATCGCTCCCCGCCGGTGATGCGCGAGTGCGCGAGTGCTATCATGCGCCGTCCACTTCGGACGTGCGCCTTCATTGCCTTGACGCATTACTGGAAACTTTCGGCATAGAAGCCTTTCAGACTAGAAACGGTACTTGGGTTGAGTACCTGAACACTGGCGACACTTATGCGCCGACAATTGTCCGAATGAATGGACACTATAGAATCGCTTCATGGGGTGATATTGCCGAATCGAACGGTTCGCTTTGACTCCCCGCGAGAGTCTATCGGAAACGGTAGCCTCCGGCGGCGAATCAATCCCGATTCCCGATTCAATAAATCCAATCCAATGAAAACCACCGTTTCAGAATTCCAATTCGTCGAATCCTTCCGCTTATGCGGACGCGAAAGTCAATTCACCGTCCCCGCACGCCGTGCGTTATTCGAAT